AGTGAGTCAATGGGTGGTGATATCTTTTTCGAAAGATTTTTCGGAAGTCAACAAACGCAGAAGGCCACCCCGATCGGAGTGGCCTTTCCCAGACTGCGTTGGTGCGGGTCATGACGCCGCTGCCGTAACCATGCTCTCACCGTGCCCCATAAAGTCTTGCGTGTCCTGTCTCGACCATCCTGTCATTGATCTGCACGCCGTCCAGGTAGACATCACCCAACCACCGACCATACTTGTCCTCAATGTTTCGGAACGTCTGGACACGGACGGTCGAGCCAATCGGAATCAGGCTCCTGAGATAATCTCTCGCCTCTTTGCCACCCGCCTGCGATAGCTCGGGGGCGTTGATGCGGTATAGTCTGATCGAGTCCTCAATGTAGATTCGCCTGCCCATGTCGATGCGGAGCGTCATCGTGTCGCCATCGTGGATTGATAACACAGTGGCCTGATACCAATACTCGAATTCAGTCATGGTGTTGCCTTTCGAATTGCTATCGCGTAGGTATCTCGCCAGTGTTCGTTGCCGCTCACGTCGATCTGTAAGAAGCCTGCGTAGTGCAACTCCTCAGCCATTTGATCCTGTGAAATATTTGCGTAGTACTCATCTGGATGCAGTTCCCCGCCGTCAATCGCGGAGTGCGGCCCTCTGCCGGGACCGGCGCAGGTGATGATGATTCGTCCGCCTGGCTTCAACCACGTCGCGGCATGTGTCAGGATCTCGCCCCAGTTTGGTGAATGCTCAAAGACCTCGCAACAAATTACCATGTCGACAAGTTCCACAGGCGTGTAATCCAAAGCGTTTGTCGCGATGTCCACTGATGGACCCGGATACAAATCAAGGCCCGTCCATGCGGCTCCCGGAAACAGTGGGCGAACCGATCCATTCAGGTCGCGACTGCCAATCTCAATAACCGTCGATGGAAAATAGATCGAGAACTGCGAAACGTATTCATACGCCGTTGCGTGCATTTTTATCCCTCCATACAATACCTATACCGCCCCACCCACACCCTACAATCTTCTCGTCTGTCCTGTGACCTGCGTTTTTAATCTCGCTCCACAGGCGGTCCACATGGCATCCCTCATTCCGGTGCTTGATTGCATCAGCAATGTCATGGAATGCGATCAGCGGTGGTCGTAAACTTATGGCGAATTCCCAGTCGGCTTTCGCACCCGCGTACGAATGGTCGCCATCGATAAACACAACATCGAATGGGCCTGCCTCGCGAGCTTTGCGTTGCACGTCTGGGTCTGTGCTGCTTCCGACTATCACCACCTGAGAGTTGTCGGCCTGTGGAGCGATATCGATCGCCACTGTTGTGACATCTGGAAGCCTCCGTTTGATTGCAGATTCAAGCCCTCCATGTTTGGAGCCGATCACAAGCATTCGATCTGTGGCTTTCAATTGCGCGACAAACCAATCCAACTCCCGCTTGTGCTGCTCACATCGTATGCCGCCAATTCGATTTGCTTCCCACTGCATCTGAGCATCTACAATCGCAGGGTAAACCGCTGCCAGATCGTAGCCGAATTTGAAGCCGGGAGAATCCACAAACTCGTTCCATGCTTCGGCTGCTGGTATATGATCGCCACACCACGCCTCAACACCGCCGTAGCCCGTCTTTACGGTTTTTCGTCCAATGTGTTTCGCCCGCACTGCAAAGAAAGTCCCGGAGTAGTGCCAACTGTTTACAGGGGTCAGTGGCACGCTGCCGAACGAACGGAAGGAGCCGAAGCATTTGTAACCTTCGGATAATTTATGCACGACTTTGGTTGTATTGAATACCACAGTTTCGTACATGCACTCTGTCCAGATCCTGACAGGTTCAGACGCTGCCGTATGCTCACGAACACCCTTTGCATGAGCATAAATCAGAACGTCGTTTTGTCCCTGCGGAATGCGGTTCTGCAATTCGCGAAACGTGGGGTTCTCTCCTTGTGGAGTGTTAACAGAAACAAACAACTCAAACCTGTCACCGAGTGCCGCCTGCACCTCCTCGATGGGGGCGGTGTTGTCATCAGTAACGATGCCAACAACACATCGCCCGTTGATCGTCTCTGCTAGTTCTCTCCATAGTTTTGCGTGCCATCTCCAGTATTGTTTCAGCGGCCACATGTGCGCACCGAAATGAATCACGGGAGTGTCTGTGAATGGGTCTGGTCTCGGCGGTGGTGCCGATTGGGCTGCATCTCTCAGTTGTGTTTGAGATGTTGACAATTTCATTACGCGGTGATTGTGGAAACCCCTGACTCCGGGAACTCTGACTCCGGGAACTCTGACTGGCTTCGGCTTGACACAAGCCGTCGTCGCACTCGCCAACACGCCTGAAACAATCTCTCCGATCCGACTCTTCTGTGTTTCCTTGTCGCTGTACTTCTTCCGCCATGATTGAGTCCATGAAATCTCAGCGTAGAGTTTTTGAACGATCGTTGCGTGATCGTGGCTGGACATTCGATTGAGCGACATCAAATAAGTCTTGCAGCTTCCGCACGACACAGGCTGGCCAGTGTCCTCTTGGATCGCTGCCATTAGTAGCGTGCCAGCGTTTGAGCAGTCGGTGCATTTGCCTTTCTTCGTGCCGCATGATCGGCGTTGTGGGCCTACTACGGCTTTTGGTTGCACCCATGTTTCGCCCGCCAAGATTGCGTCGAGACGTGGCTTGTTCTCCTTGCAAATCATCTGGTAAGTTCGCTTCATGGCGATATTTCGCACGCTGCAAAATCCAGATAACTCACACTGGCAATCACTCACGGGGAAACTCCCTTTCAATGTTCTGGTTCATCGCCTCTTCCCAATGGTCCACAGAACTCTCACCAATCTCTTTGGCGACAACCCGGAATGCGTAGACCCCGAATTGAGCTGCAACAGGAATCAGGAGAACTAGAATGAGTCGTTTCATGAGCAGTTACTTTCGAGTTCGTAAATCAGGATATCAACGATCTGGAACCCCCAAGTCTCATTCATATCGAATGCTCCAACTACGTCAAGAATTGCGGGACAATCGCAGGTGATAACCGTGTAGCTTGCCTGAACCCAAGTGTTAGGTTGATCCCCTCCCGCCCAGCGATAATAGATGCAAGATGCGCAACCAATACACTGACAAACAAGAATCACCTCCAGCGTATCAACCCGTGATCCGCCCATTGGCAGAGGCCATGCCCGTGTCTCACTGCCACGGTAGCCGGGGAATGGACCGGGAGACCACGGCAAACACGAGATCGTTGGTTCGGTTTGCATTCTATAAGTCAACAGGAATTCACCCGTTCCACCGTTTCCAGAACCCCAAACGAGCCGAAGCGTCGGCCCCATTTGCCTTTCGCAGATACAGTTTTCAATTACTTCGGCACATTGGTCGCAGTCCTTGCAACGGAACGTGAAGGAAGATCCGTCATACAGTTCGACCGTGCCTGAAAGGTCGTCGCATCCCGTGACGCTGATCGTTACTTCTTCGCCGTTCGCTATTGCCCTGACAATGCAGTTCCCGTAGTCGTCTCGGTCTAGTGCGAGACTGATTGTGAAGTTCCCAATCGTCCCCTCCCATACCGGCGGATCGCATTCACTGTAAGCAGAGTCAGTGAGTTCTCCGGAGTAGGTGTCGACGAAGCCGTACTCAATCACTTCTCGAACTTCAACACACAATGCCCTACAGGAACATCGGCAAGTCCCACAGAAGTACGTTCGGCATCCAGTATCGGGGTCGTCAATCAATTTCAGTTCACGAGGTTCTCGTTTGGTCCAAGTCAACGTGCCTTCGTCATAGCCGACCGTCACGCCGACCGAGCCGCCTGGATACCGACACGATGCTCCCTCGTAGCACGTCGCACGATAAACCTCTTCGCCATCGAAGGTGACGACGTATTCGCATTCGCCGTATGCGTCCCGCTCCCAATACGACACGAACGCCAGTCCGCCAACCGTGCCAGTCCATGAACTCCCGCCGAACGTCGCAGTACCGTATGTGGTAGGCTCACCGTAGATTTCTAGTTCCAAGCATAAATTGCAGGGTAGCGCGCCGCAGCACTGGTCAGCAGGAGCATTATCGCACGCTTCGACAGTGAATTCAGAGCAGGGCTTCAGCCGTGTTGAGGATGCTGGCTTCAGATATCGCGGAGGCATTACAGGCACTCCGGCTGCGCACACAACTCGTCAATGATCCACTGGGGAGAGCATGCCCCCGTCAGCGGGTACATGTACGTTGCTCGCCCTGTTGTGCCAATCATATCAGTTGGCGTCAGCCCGCTTGTGTGGCTGCACATGTCATAAACATCGTACGTGCCCTCGTAGTTCGCCCCTGGTGGCGTCCCTGTGCAGCTTTGGTTATACCATGTGGCTGTAACGACCAGCGTTGTCTCTGCAACATAGTCAGTATCGGGACACAGCACGTCAGTGATCGTGAACCAGATTGTGTGACCGCCGCCTGAACCTGTACCTGTATACGGTTGCCATTCGCCATTGATTCGCTCAACCTTACCCCAGTCTCCGGCAGTGTAAGAGGACGACTCACTGCGGTTCACGACATCAAGAAATCTGCCAGTGTCGTATAGGTCACCACCTTCAACCTTAGCCCAGATGGTCGCGGTCCCGAGACCAGGAGTAGTCGCTGAGTTGGTCGCAGCATCAATGTCTACGTCCCACTTCACTTGGTAGTTTTCTTGCCGTGCATTTCCGCTTATACTACTGGATCGATCGTCTTTTTTTAAACGTCGAATATCCCTCAGCCCAATTGCGATCTGTCGCAGGGCCTTGTCGCCAAGTGTAGCTCCTTCATCCGCCATCGCCATATTATGTCTCCAGAGCGATGACCCGAACGTCACAGGCTGCAGTGTTCGCCTTGAGGTACAGCGTGGCCCCTGACTTCCATGTTATCCGTGTTGGTGCCCATGCTGCATTCAGTCTAGCGCCATACACTGTTGTTGAAAATCCCCAGTCGACATAGTTCGTTGACATGTTGTAAAGCCAGATCAGCGTTGGCGCAACAACGTCACCAAAGGACGCAATGGACTCTTCACTCGTGCCTATCGTATGAACTGAGTCATATAGTCGTGCTGTTGTTTGAGTGAGTTGAATCAGACCGCCGGAAGATCCGGGAGAAAAGTTTAATACTAACAAACCGTTTCTAAGGTTGACGGTTTCCATTATGTCAAGATTTGTTGCCATCTAATAACCTTATGTTAACGGAAGCATATTAAAGTTTTTTTGAGGATAGACTGAAAACGGCAAAAACACTGCCGTCAAAGGATTCGCTGGGCTTAGTTTACCGCCAGCCCCGTCAAGCAACACTGCCGATTCTGAACTTGTTTGGTCACCATCACGCGGTGCAGCGGAATAGTTTTTGGTCGGATCCTCACCTAGTGTGTAATCACCTTTTCTCGTGAACCCCATATCAAGGATCTCCAGATCCCATCCCTCTTCACGCAGGTGAATGTCGTAAGATAAAACGCGATACTGAATCCCGTTTCGTTCTTGCGTTTCGCCAATGTTTAATGCCTGTAGCTTTCCGAGTCCAGTGCCCACCAGTATACCGTCGACTGTAAAAGGACTGATATTGATTGCATCTTGATATGTGGCAACCCACACTGGAACAGCAGCCAGATTTTTCTTCACTGAAACAACGAAATGACTATCGTCCATGACTGGTAGTGTTTGAAAAAAGTCCCCAACAGAATTCAAAATTGCAAATCCGTTTCTGTCTCTCCACACGGGTCGCTCAAATTGTTCTGCCTTCCAACTGATCAACGCTGGGTCATTGAGTGGGTTTGGATTGATTACCCACTCAGAACTGTACTCACAAACAACGTGCCACGCCATTGGCGGTGCAAACGGTTCTACTGATTTGTTCTTGCAAAATGCTCTTGCGTCACCAGGGTACGGATCCCCTTGAAGAGGAATCGCAGGATCGCTTTTTGCTACCAGCGGCCCATCGTTTTTATCGTCTGTTCTTACCAAGAATACCCGTTGGTACGTTCTGGCAGACATGTCAGGCGTCAGATTCTCTGTCGCACGACGATAATCAGCAAGTTCATTAACACTAACGACTGCCATGATTTATGCCTTAAAACTAACCGCCAGCGGCGAACGCAGCAACCACCTTAGCTTCTTTTTCTGCAATCCGTGTCAACAGTCGCCTCTGTACAGCATCGTGGTGCATCTGCTGGCGTGTCTGGATTCTGATTGCATTAACCACCGGATCCCCGTTCATGGCTTTCATGATCGCGTCCCACGCTCCCTGCGTGCCCTGCATGAGAGCGCCTTTCCCAACACCTTCCCCGCCTTGCCCTCCGTTTTTCTCCCACGGTGCCTGTTCGGGTAAAGGCTTTACGATATCCTGCGTGAATGCATCCCATGCTTCAAAAGCACCCTGAAGTAATCCTTCGAATTGAGGACCGAGCATTGCTTTCAGCAACTCAAATTCCCTCTGCATGTCTTGAGTTAATTGGGATTCTTCAAACAGCGGAGTATTTGGTGCGGCAGGCATCTGGAAGTCCTGCCCTGCCATCTGCGACACAAGGTCTGGCATCGGCCCCTGAAAGCCTCCTGCCATCCAATTGAATAACGCACCGCCATTTGTACCTATGTTGGCAAAGAAGTCTGCAAACAGCTTGCCTGCGTGTACGGTGAAATCCTTTATAACCTGCAGCAACCATGTCAGGTATGCAGGCATAACATCTGTAAACAACCATGCCGCACGATCACCAATTCGGAAAATCCACGCGGCAAACCAGAAGCCGAACATCAACGAAATATCTTTCCAATTATCGAAGAAGAATTTTACCGCGACCGCAAGCCCCATTATCATATCACCAAAAGATACGGTCTCTTCACCAAGCAGGCTGAACATTTCCTTAATCAACCTCATGTTCTCTCGTAGTATCTCACCGACCGCTCGAAACATAGACTGAAACGCAGCCCCTATCATCATTACAACCGGCTTTATCTTCCAAAGGTCTTCTCTAAATTCGCGTCGATTTTCCGACGCCCACAGTAGCCATCCTTTTACATCAAAAGCCTCAACTAACATTTCACCAATATCGCGAAGTAGGAACATCTGAGAATCTTGGAACTGGTTCCAGCGACCGATAAGTGTAGCGCCTTGAACATCCAGCATGTTCCACTTATTTGACAACTTGTCTAATGCCTGAAACAAGTGACTAAACTTCACTTGTCCTGCCGTAATCATCTCATTTAACCGTGCGCCTGCATCAGGCCCAGACAGCCCGAGTACCTCCTGAAGCTCCTTATTGACCGGAATACCGCGTGTAGTGAACTGCCTTAAGTCACGTTGCAGCAACTTGCCTTCTTCGTGAGATGTCTGCAGGAGGAATGCCATTTCCTGCAACGACACGTTATCCATTCCGGACGAAATATTACCGAGCATTTTTACGAGGTACGGGATCTGTGAAACATCGAAACTAACGAGCAGTTGCTTTGCTGCTGCTGTTGTATCATTCAGAGTTAATGTGGTTGACTCTGCTATCTTCTCAAGCTCTTTAAACAGGGAGATGCCAAGCCCCTGTCTCCCAGACAAAACCTCCATTGTTAGTTTAGTCATTTCGGAATTGGCGGCAGCGACAACCCCTTGGGTTGTTAGGCTTGCTATTTTCTTCAGTGCTTCTATCAGCAGGTTCGCTCTAACCAATGAGCCTGTTAGTGATGCTTGAATTCCGCCTCCTCCACCTCCACCGCTTCCTTGGAACAATTTCCCTTTTGCGATTGAGTTGGTCGCAGACTGAACCTGAGCCAGCCCTCGTGTGAAGCCACTTGCGTTTAGGTTCAGTCCAACTACCAGATTACCGAGTGTCGCCATAAGTTACTGCTCCCGGAATACATGACATCGCTGCCTGCATCTGTGCCTCGGATTGACTACCCTGCCTGCTACTTTTAGCTTGCTTGTCAGGCTTGAACCAAGGCATGAAATACTCCAGCTTCACATCCTTTACCCCATTCACCTGTGCCAGCGTGACACCGATAAGTGCGAGAACGTGATGAGTAGCTGCATTGCCTATCGGTTCAATAATATCCTTAGCGCACCACTCGTCGAACTCTTCTGGCGACATACTGTCGAGCATTCCATCCACGTCGACAGTATGTGCCACATGCTCTGCGAGACGCATGGCCGTTAACCGGCGGGCGTCTCTTCGGAGTTTTTTTCAATCTCCTCGACGTTTACCTTACCCATACCGCAGAGACGCTGTGCAACATCCACGATCCGCTCTGTCACCACAGAGTTCTGCTCACCGATAGCCCGGATGTCCGACATTGAAAACAATGGAACATTGTTTTCGTCGACACAGGCCCACACAAGAAGTCGCTCCCGCATCTCCTGCGTTCGTCCGGGGATCCGCTCTCCAGACTTGCTCATGAACTGACGCTCGAAGTCACTACGCTCCCGTGTGGTCATCCCACGAACGCGAATGACTACTCCGGGCCCAAGTTCCGGTAGTGGCACATCCTCAACTGGAGGTTTGTAGCTACGCAGGAACATCTCTTTAGTTACAACAGTCACTCGTAATCCCCTTCGTCTTCTTCATCTGTTTGTTCATCCGGGTTATTAAGCTTATCCGATGCCACCACGGCAGCAGCAAGTTGCGAAGGAGTCCGCACCTTCGTAACACGAGCTTTACACTCATCGTCAACAGCAACCGCATTGCCCATGAGTACTTGGTAGTACGCCTGCGGATGCTCAAATTCCAACCCAGCAAGAATGATGGATGTACCATCTTCTCGCACGGTTACCCACTCCGGCGGCGAATCTGGGGCCGGAGTCATGTCTCGAATCAGCTTTGCTTTCATTGTTACTCAATCTCCAATTACGTAGGAAATGTTGGCAAACCTGTGATCGTCATTGATACGGTTGCCTTGATGCCGTCATCCATTGCGACGGTGTGCCCAAACTCCATGCCAGACGAGGTGAATGCGGTCACCTTTGCATCGGTGTATAGAATATTGTGAACAATAGTCACAGGTACTGTGATGCTGTCCGTGTAAAACTGATGTCCAGCCAGCGACGGGTCAAAGAACATTTCAATGTCACATGTGCCTGCGGTTGCGTATCCTGTCAGCGGCATTTCTTTGCCTACAGCACTATCCAATGAAGTCCCCTCGAAGGTTTCGCTGGCAAACCCGGACGTGCTAATAGAATTGACTTGCGCAACAGCCGTCAACATGGCGCTGATTGTGCTTTTGAAAATCGTGCCCTTACCTGCGAGCTTTGCCATTGCTATTTCTCTTTCATAATCACGGCATGATCGCCGTTTGTCAGATCGATTATCCCTGATACAACCAAGTATCCATGTGGAGGATCATCGACGATCAGTTCGCTCCGTGTTTTTATTGTCACACGTTTTCGTTTTGCTATCAATCGTTCTGGTGGACCTATCTCAGTTAGGTTCCACAAATGAAGCTGTTTGTCGTAGTCTACCTTTAGGAGCATTAAACCGCCTGATAGAAAATATCTACATCGAGCGATACTAAGTGATACCCTCCATCAGATCCGTCCGCTGGCGGCTCATAGCTTCCCATTTCACCATTCATCATTACAGCGGCGATCGTAAACGTGCCTGCTGTCCCTGCATAATCGTCAATGAACACCCTGACAGCATTTCCGAGCGATTCAGCTTGAACTGAAATCGCTGATACACAAGCTATTATAAACCCCATTCGACGCAGAGATCCGGTGGCATCGAGTGAGTTAAACTCATCTGTGTCCTGCTGATCGATAACAATATACGGAAGGACAGCTTTCTGAGGTGCCTTCGAGATGTAGACTCTCGTCGATACGATCGCTGAAATCGTCGCCTCCGCTCGCAGTAACGCTACAAGTCCTGCTCTCATGGGCGTACCGCCTCGCGTCTAATCTTCGTCCAGAGCCGTGTTCGGATTCTATTGTACGCTAACCCTCGTGTTGCAGCCCATGCCTGCTGCACAATATCCAGTCGACGCATTCGTCCCGTGTGGACCCCGCCCCGAGTAAAGCGATCTCCAGTCCCTGCCATATACCAATGAAGACTTGCTGCGCCGGTTCCTACGCCAGGCCTCGATCTGCCATTACCTGAAAGTCCTCGTGGATCCTGCCGTCTTTGCCCCACCTTGCTTCCGGCTTTTCCGAACACAGTCCCTCTAGGCCCATTCGACCTTCCCCCACGCGATACACCAGCACGAGATCCAACAGCCGCCTTTGTTTCCCTGTAGTCACTTTCGCTCTCCGCCTCGCTGGGAGTGTATGCTGGAATTCTTCTTTTAATTGCCGTAGAAACGATTCTCATTCCGCTACGTGTTGACTCGGTCATTATTCTGTTCTGATTCCGCTGCAACCTAGCCACTTTCTTTATCAATTGCTTGACAAGAGCTTTTTCCCAAACAAATTGTATTGTCGCTCCGAAACTCATTATTGAACCGCCCGTCGTGTCTGGATTTCTACTTCTTTGTGTGCTAAATCAATATCGATTACGCTCACAATTTCGTAAGTATCACCCTCACACACTAAACGCATATCTGGCGTTACTGAAG